TTCAACCGCTTTCGCGAGACGGCTCAGGTCGGCAGCGTGGCGGGCAAAATCCCGATGGCGGCGGGCGTTGAGGCGCTCCTCGAAAATCATAGAAAGCACCTGATCTAATGGACGCGGGCGCGATGGATCGCCGCCTCGTGATCCTGCAACCCACCGAAACGACCAACGGCTCTAACGAGGTCGTGGAGACCTTCGCGGCGCTGACGACGGTATGGGCGCACAAGCACGACATCAGCGACGGCGAGAAGCTGAGAGCGCAGGAGGTCGGGTCTTCGATCACCACGCGCTTTCGCATCCGGTGGTCGGAGGCGCTTTCGGCCATGACGCCGAAGTGGCGGGTTCGGCTGATGGGCCGCACGACCGCGCAAGACCGGGACTTCGAGGTGACTGGTCTTAAGGAAATAAACCGCCGCGAGGGTCTGGAGATCACCGCGACCGCGAGGACCGATCAGGTCAAGCTCTACGAATAGGCACGCCATGAAAATCTGCATGACCACGGACCTGATGGGGCCGGATGAAAGCCTGCGGGCGGGCGAGGAATACGAACTGGCGGACCATCGGGGCGTCAGCCTTGTCAACGCCGGTTATGCGGTGGCGGTGCATCCGCCGTCCGAAGATGACGAAGCGCCGGGCGAGGTGGTCGAGGTGGCTCCGGTGGAGCCGACGCCCGACCCGGAACCCGAGACCCCGGCTGAAGACGAAACCCCTCCCCAGGCCCGCCGCTTCAAGCCGCAAGCCTGACCCCTACATCACGAAGGAATCTGACCGATGGCTGATCTGAGCGTTACGGCTGCAAACTGCGTTCCGGGCGCCGATGCCCGCTATCTGGACGGCGTTGCCGGCGAGACCATCGCCGCCGGGAAGGCGGTCTATCTGGCCTCCGCGACGAACAAGTGGATGCTGGCCGACAACAACTCGGGAACAGCTGAAGCCCGCGAGGCCAAGGCCATCGCGCTTACTGGCTCCTCGAACAACCAGCCGATCAGGGTGCAGACGGGTGGAACACTGACGCTCGGCGCCACGATGACGGCGGGTGTGGTCTACTACCTGTCCGACACGCCGGGCGGCATCTGCCCGGTGGCTGACATCGGCTCGGGTGAGTACGTCGGCGTGATCGGCGTGTCGACTTCGACGACGGTCATGTTGCTGGGCTTCCTCTACTCGGGCGTTGCGCTCTGATGAAGTTCAAGGTCGAGGGGCTGCGTGAGTTGGACGCGGCCCTGATGACCATGAAGCAATCGACGGCGCGTGGCGTTGTTCGCCGCACGCTGCTGAATGCGGCCCAGCCTATCGCTGACGACGCGGCAGAGCGGGCGCCGCGAGACACGGGATACCTGGGCGATCACATCGACACCGGCATCCGCCTTTCGGGTCGCCAACGCCGCGTGAGCAAGCGCGAAAGCGATGTGGAAGTGTTCGCCGGGGCGACGCGGGTAGATCAGTCCATCTTCGCCGAGTTCGGGACCATCGATCAGGCCCCGCAACCGTTCATGCGTCCAGCATGGGAAGCGGGCAAGCGGCAGGCCCTTGAAGACGTGAAGACCGGGCTCGCAGACGAGATCGCCAAGACGGCGGCGCGGGCGGCGAAACGAGCGGCGAGGGGCAAATGATAGACGCGCTCATCGCCTACCTGCTGGCCTATACCGCGATCACCACCCTGACCGGCCAGCGTATCCGGCCTGTCGTGCGTAAGCAGGGCGACGTCCCGCCTTGCATCGTCGTCGCCCCCATCACATCGCTGGGCAACTACTCCACGAACGCCCCAACGGACCTCTATGAAACCCGCGTGCAGATCGACTGCTACGGGCTGACGTTCAACCAGGCTGACACGCTGTCAAAGGCTGTTCGTCGCAGGCTGAACGGCCAGAAGTTCATTACCGGCGGCGTGGACTTCCAGGGGCTGTTTCTCACCTCGCTCCGCAACTCTTACGAGGCGGCGGACGCTGACCAACGTATCCACCGCGCGAGCATCGATTTTCGGGTCTGGCACTCAGAACCGAACGCCTAAACCGCCCTTTGGCAAGGCGATCCGCCCCGTCGTGATGACGCGGCCATCCCATAGATGGAGCCTACCCCATGGCCACTACTGCCATCGTCGGCAACGGCACGACGGTCCTTCTGGACAATGCCGCCGGAACCCCGACCTCCGTTGGCGAAGTCGTCGCCGTCACCCCCATCGCCGTCAGTGGCGGGACTGCTGATGCGACGCATCTGGGTTCGGGCGGCTGGCGCGACTTCATCGCCACGATCCGGGACGCGGGCGAGGGTTCGCTGACCCTGAACTGGATTCCGGGCGATGCCACGGACGTTCTGCTCCGCACCGCTGTCGGTGACGGTCTGGTCCGCACGCTGAAGGTCACGGCGCCCAACACGAAGTTCATTCAGTGCGAGTGCTTCGTGACCGCGTACGAGCCCGGCGAGATGACCCCTGACGGCAAGATGGAAGGCTCTATCTCCGTCAAGTTCACCGGCTCGCCGACCTACGGATAAGCAATCATGGCGAACTCTGTACGCGGCGAAGTCGCGTTTGAGGTCGAGGGCCGGGATTACAAGCTGGTCCTCGACTTCAACGCGCTCTGTGAGGTCGAGGACGTGCTTGGCGCGGACGGCATGGACCTTGCGCGACCGAAGGCCATCCGGGCCATCTTCTGGGCGGCCCTGCTTCGGCATCATCCAGACGTGACCGTGCAGGACGCGGGCGACCTGATCGGCGCGCTCGGCCTGGAGCGTGCTGGCGAGGTGGTCGCCGAGGCCATGAACCGCAGCGGCCTTGCGGGAGGTGACGGCCAAGCCGCCGCAAACCCTCAGAAGGTGGCGGCGCGGGCTTCGACTTCGAGGAAGCGTTAGGGCTCTGGATCGAGCTTGGCGGGGATGTGGATGCCTTCTGGCGTCAGACGCCCCGCCGCTTCCGCCACTGGCTGGACAGCCGCCTGAAAGCCGCCGTCGCCGACCATCGCCACAAAGCGTGGATGGTCTGGACCGGCGAGCAACTGGCGCGGGTCAAGACGCTCCCTGCGTTTGAGCGGTTCGTCGGGAAAGACCCGATGAAGAAGAAACAAACCCCCGAGGAAATGATGGCAATTCTGTCTGAACTCGTGGGCGGACCACCGGAGGCGCAAGCATGACGAACGCAGTCATCGGCGCGCTCCGTGTGGTCCTGGGGGCCGATACGGCAGCCTTTGAAAAGGGCCTCGACGGCGCGCAACGCACGCTCAACCGCTTCAATAAGGACATGCAGAAGCTGTCCGCGAAGTTTACGAGCGTCGGGCAATCGCTGACCCTTGGACTGACGGCGCCCATTGCGGCGTTCGGCGTGGCCTCGGTCATGGCGGCGCAACAGTCTGCGGATGCGTTCGCCCAGGTTGAGGCCGCGCTCAAGTCGATGGGCGGGGCAAGCGGCAAGACGGCGGCTGAATTGCAGGCGTCTGCCAAGTCGCTGCAAGACATGGCGGCCATCGACGACGACGAGATTCTCCGCAAGGTCACGGCCAACCTGCTGACGTTCGGCAAGATCGCCGGGCCGACGTTTGACCGGGCGCAAGTGGCGATTGTCGATCTGTCGGTGCGGATGAAGACCGACCTTCAGTCGGCGGCTCTGCTGGTCGGCAAGGCGCTAAACGACCCGATCAAGGGCCTGACCGCGATGGGCCGGGCTGGCATCCAGTTTACGGCGGACCAGAAGACGCTCATCAAGTCGCTGGTTGATACCGGGCGGACGGCGGAAGCGCAGGCCATCATCCTTGGCGAACTTGAACGCCAATTTGGCGGATCGGCCAAGGCGGCGGCAGACGCCAACCCCTACGCCCGCCTTCAGATCGCGTTCGGTGAGTTGTCTGAAGTCATCGGCGAGAAGCTGATTCCGATCATTACGCCGATGGTCGATAAGCTGACCGGCCTCCTGCAAGGCTTCGACAAGCTGTCGCCGACCATGCAGAACTTCGTCGTCATCGGCGGCGCAATCGCGGCGGCTATCGGCCCGGTCCTGATCGGCGTCGGGATGCTGATCTCGGCTGTTGGCACCATTGCCGGTCTTCTCGCCGGTCCCGCCGTCGCGGCGCTGGTCGCGTTCCTGGCGCCGTTCGCCCCGGTCATCCTCGCGGTCGGCGCGCTGGTCGCGGTGTTCGTCCTGTTCCGCAAGCAGATCATGCCGGTGCTGGAGGAGTGGGGCCAGACGGTCGCCGAAGTCCTGGGGCCGAAGATGGCCCCGCTGATCGAGGCGGCCAAGGCGCTGTTTTCTGCCTTGGGGGCCACGCTGGTCGGGCTGTTCGGCAAGGGCGGTTCGCTTGAAGGCCCGATGCAATTCTTCCTCGACATCGCGACGCGCGTTTTCAATGGCGTGGTATCGATTGTCGGGACGCAGATCGACGTCCTTACCGACATCCTGAACGCGCTGGCGGCCCTGTTCCGGGGCGACTTCTCGGCCATGTTCGGCTACCTGAAAGACGCTGCGGTAACGATGGCCGCGGGCATCGTGCGCGCGTTCGCCGCCATGTTCCCCGATGTGATTTCGTGGGTGCAGAAGACGTGGCAGGGCGTCAAGACGTGGCTGGTGGACAAGTTCACCGACGTCGTAAAGGCGGTGCAGCAGAAGATCGCCGCCGTCACCGGGTTCTTCAAAGACATGTGGGACGCGGTGGTCGGGCACTCCTACGTCCCCGACATGGTGGACGGCATCCGCGACCACTTCGCCCGGCTTGACAAAGAGATGGTCAAGCCCGCGCTGGAGGCTACTCGCAAGGTCGAGGAAGCCTTTGCGCGGATGCACGCGAGCGTCGATGTTCCGCTCCCCGGCAGCAAACAAAACGCGCGCGGACCCAATGCGCCGGCCAACGATCCTGGCCACGACGGCGCATCGCCCAACCTCACGGTTTGGGGCGGCAAGGTCATGTCCCCGGAAGCCGTTGAGCGGATGCGCGAACAGTTTGTCTCGTTCGGCCACAGCTTCACCGATGCGGTACGCGCGGGCAGGCTCAAGGACTTCTTCGCCGACATCGCTAACCGCTTCGTGGATAAGCTGGTCAACGACGGCCTGAACGCGATCTTTGACGCGATCGGCAAGACGGGCGGCGGCGGTGGTGGCGGCGGCTGGATCGCGGCGATTGCCTCGGTGTTTGGCGGCGGCAAGGCTCCAGGCTTTGCAACCGGCGGGTCGTTCACGGTCGGCGGATCGGGCGGGACTGATAGTCAACTCATGCGGTTTTGGGCGACGCCCGGCGAGATGGTCAACGTGTCGCACGGCGATCCGGCCAACGACCGTGGCGGGCGAAGCACGAACGTCTTTGACATGCGCGGCGCGGTGGTCACGCAAGACCTGCTGAACCAGATGAACCAGATTGCGGCCCAAGGTGACGCCCAAGTCATCGGCGCCATCGCCCGCGAGAAGCAGCGCGGCGACAAGGCCAGCCGCTACACGGTGGCGAGGGCGCGGCGATGAGCGTTACCCTCCCCACCTCGCCGCAACCCCGCTCCATCACGCCCCGGCTGGTCACGGTTCGGGCTGACCTTCGCCCGGCGTTTGGCGGGGCTACGCAGCGGATCGCGCGGGCGGGCTCCCATTGGGCGTTCGACGTTGAAATGCCGCCCATGACCGCCGCTGACGCGCTGGAGTGGGTCAACATCCTGCACGAGACGGACACCTGCATCCTTCAGCTACCGGAACCGGGCATCACCATCGGCTCGCCGGGAACGCCGCTGGTTAACGGGGGATCGCAGACCGGCTCCTCGCTCATTACCGATGCCTGGGGGGCAAGCTACGCCATCCCCAAGGGCAAGTTCGTCGGCGTGTCGGTGTCGGGGCTTCAGTACCTGTACCAGACCACGACGGCGGTGACGGCGAGCGGGGGAGGTGCGGCGACGCTGGCCCTTCGCCCGATGCTTCGCGCGTCCCCGGCTGACAATGCGGCGCTGATTATCAACCCGGCCACGGTCGAGGGGTTCGTTACCCTTAGCGACGGGTCGATGAACATCAGCGTCAACCGTCTGGTCGAGGGCTTCACGTTCACGATTGAGGAGCGGCGTTAGTGGACGCCACCCTTAAAACCGAGTTTGAGGCGGCGGGCCTTACCACCTTTACCGCTGTGTCCATCGCGCTGTCAGGCGGGACGATCTACCTTGTCTCTGGCGGCGCTGACATCACCATCGCCTCGCAACTCTACACCGCCTACCACGCCACCTATGGCGCGCTTGGTGAGGTGGACATCATCAACGACGGCATCGACGGCCAGACCACGCGGGCGAGCATCACGCTTCACCCGCCATCGTCGGCGGCTATCGCGGCCCTGTCGGCGGTGGGTGAGCAAAGCGCGCGCGTCTACGTCTACCAGGGGGCGGTGAACACAGCGACCGGCGCCAGCATCGGCACGGTCGAGACGCTGTTTTGGGGTGAGCTGGATTACCCCAGCCTGTCCATCAGCGAGGCCGGTTACGCCCTGACGATGGAATGCGGGACCGAAGAGGCCCGGCTTCTGGAGCGAAACGAGGAGCGCAAGCTGGTCGATAGTTTCCATCAAGCCTGCTTCTCCGGTGAGCTTGGACTTGAGAAGGTCACGGCGCTGGTCCGCAAGGTCTACTGGCGTGCGTCCTCGCCGTCGAGCAGCGCGTCCAGCTTTGCGGGCAAGGGCATCAGCAACGCCATCAACCGCGCAATCCTGGCCGTCCTATGAGCGCGCCGATGGTCCTTCGCGGTCAGGCGGCGCAAGCCTGCATTGACCGGTTCAACGGAAAGCCGATGGCGTGGGGCAAGGTCGATTGCGCCAAGATCGCGGCGCATAACCTGCGACATCTTGGCATCGCAACTTCGCTCATGAAGGGCGCGGTCTACGCTTCGGAGATGGGCGCGGCGAAGGAGTTGCGGGCGCGGGGCTTCAAGGGGCTCGGCGACGCAATGGACGCAATCGACCGGGTGTTCCGCATTCCGCCTGCAATGGCGACTACGGGCGATGTGATCGGGCTGGCCTGTGACGGCTCGCTTTGGGATATGGCGCTCGTGGTCGTGGTCGGGAATGGGCGGGTTCTCGGGATCAAAGACGGGCTTTGCGGTGTGATGCAGCCCGACTTGAACCATGCGGTCGCGGCGTGGAGGTGTAATCCGTGGCGGAGGTAGCGGCAGCGGCGGCGGCATTCATCATAGGCGCCACGGGGGCGGGCGCCACGGCGGCGGCTATCATCACCGTTGCCGCCAACATTGCGGTTGCCGTGGCAACGCAGGCCATCATCTCGGCTGTTACGCAGGCCATCACAAAGCCGGAAGTTGCCGCTGC